CTAAGAGACTCTTCCAACCAAAAACGTCTTGGTGAAGTGAGAAAATTTTAGACCAAAGGTGGTTGCCCGAACCTTGAGGTCCCGTGAGCACGACAAGCGTCTTGTTCATCATAATCAGTACCTGTATCTAATTATAACATAAATAATCTGGACTGTATATACAGTCATCAGGTATATACCAAAAGCTATAATATGGCAGACCCAAAAATTAAGATCAAGCGATCTAGTGTCGCTGGAAAGGTACCGCATTATCCTAATACACTTGATGTAGGTGAATTTGCAATAAACACTGCAGACGGAAAAGTCTTCATCGCTGCAGGTGTTGATGGTGTAGGAGTCGGAGTTACTGTAAGAGAGGTTGGACTTTCCACTGAGACTGTTTTAGCACAAACTTTACAAGTAGATGGAAATACAGATCTAAATGGTGCGATAGATGTAGATGGACATACAAATCTTGATAATGTAAGTATTGTTGGTATTGTTACCATAACAGGAAATCTTGATGTTTCGGGAACGGTAGATGGATTCCGTATGCCAACGTCCGACGGGACGGAAGATCAGGCTATAGTCACGGATGGTACAGGAAATCTCTCGTTCAAAACTATCACTGGCGGTGGTGCATCGGGAGCAGCAACAACTATCTCTGCAGGTATTACGACAGCAACAGCAGGTCAAACTGTATTCAGCACACCTCACCCACACAATGATGGGTCAAATACCTATAGTCATCAAGTATTTGTAAATGGTGTAAAGATGAGACCTGGTGGTGCAGGGGCATCTACAAGAGACTTCGTATCATCTAGTAATAGCACCATAACTTTTGATTCTGGTGTAAGTCTCGGTAGTGAAGTAAGATCTGTAGTATATTTTGGACATACTTTCGCTGAAGAATATTTTACTGCTACACAGGGTCAAAGAATATTCGCACTGTCAGGTAACTTGACAGCACAGAAAAATTTCAAAGTATATGTCAACGGTGTCAAACTTAGAAATGGCACAGACTACGCTGTATCAACATCAATTACACTATTGTCAGCTGCATCAGTTGGTGATCATATAGAAATAACATGTGACAATGCAGAGGATGCTTTTACAGCAACTGCTGGACAAACAATTTTTACACCATCATCATCTGAAATAACAACAAATAATCTTCAAGTCTTTGTCAATGGTCTCATTCTTAATGAGACAGAAGATTATACGATAGGTAGTCCATCAGTGACTATTGATGATAGTGCAGGTCTCAATGCAGGCGATCAAGTAGATGTTGTCATTAGACGATCCTAAATAAGAACATGGCAAAACCTTCAACCAGACAAGAATTAGCAGAATACGGGAAGAGAAAATTAGGTGCCCCTGTATTAGAGATCAATGTTGCTGACGAGCAAATAGAGGATCTACTTGATGATGCTATAGAGATATATCAGAACCGACACATGGATGGTGTCGAATTGATGTATCTTAAACATAAGATAACCAATCAGTTGACAGATACTATTCAAGCGTCAAACGCTGAAGGTGCCCATACATCTACAGGTATCACTACCACCACTGCTACAGGAAATATTACAGGCATAGGCACAACTACATTTTCATATGTAGAGACGCAAAATTATATACAGATACCTGATGCGGTCATAGGTATAGAGAGAGTATTCAAGATTGATAATAGAACAATCAGTACAAACATGTTCAATATCAATTATCAATTGTTCTTGAACGAGATATACTACTTTAGTTCTATGGAGCTATTGCAGTACACAATGGTAAAAAGATATTTGAATGATTTAGATTTTATATTACATCCTGATAAACAAATAAGATTCAATAGAAGACAGAACAGATTATACTTAGATACAGATTTTTCTAGTTTGAAAGAAGATGATTATCTTATTATAAAGTGTTATCGGGTATTGGATCCTAATGACTATCCAAAAGTTTACAGTGATCCATTCTTGAAAAAGTATTTCACAGCATTGTTGAAGAAACAGTGGGGTCAGAACCTCATAAAATTCACAGGTGTGAAACTGCCAGGTGGCACAGAACTAAATGGTAGACAGATATATGATGATGGCGTTGCCGAGATTGAGGCACTCGAATCTAAGATGGCAAACGAGTACGAATTACCTCCACTAGACCTCATAGGATAATGAAAACATATAAAAATTTTATTGAGGGTATTGATGATGATCTCAAGGGTAATTTAGATGCAATCAGTCAAGCTTTCAAAGACGAGAAAGCAAACCCTATAAAAGGGGGAGGATCTAAAGTCAATAGACTGAAGGGTAAAAAGATTTTAGATAGACTACTTGGAAAACCACCTAAAGCATAATGGCACTAAATCCGTTTTTTCTACAAGGTAGTAAAGGTGAACAGAACCTACTAAGAGATTTGACCAATGAGCAAATCCAGATACATGGTATTGAGTTCATATACATGCCTCGCACCTTGATAGATCAGAAAGAGGTGATGCGAGAGATTACAAGTTCTAAGTTTGAAAAATCATTTCCTATAGAGGGTTACATATCATCATACGAAGGATTTGACGCTGGATATAATCTTCTTACAAAATTTGGTGTAAGATCAACAGCAGAGATGAAGATAGTCATCTCAATCGAAAGGTATGATCAGGGTATCGCTCCTTTACTTACACAGTCCAGACCAAATGAGGGTGATCTCATGTATTTCCCTCTTAGAGATATTGTATTTGAAATAAAATATGTCAACGACATAGAAAATTTTTATCAACTACGTGATAGATATACGTACGAACTTACTTGTGAACCATTCGAGTTTCAAGATGAAGTTATCGATACAGGCGTTGCTGCTATCGACGATGATTTTGGTGATGAGGGTTACAATGTCACCATTATACTTGGTGACAAGGGTATGAGAGCAACTGCTTCAGCAAATCTGGTAAATGGTGGTATATACAAAATAGATGTTTTATCTGGTGGTGCTGGATATACGAATGCACCTGATATAATTATAGAACCACCTGACGCTGGCACACAAGCAACTGCTGTTGCAATAACATCCACTACAGCATCAAGACTTACTAATTCACTTAGAATACAAAGCATACAGATAACGAATCCTGGTGCTGGATACACACAGATACCTAACGTGCAATTCATTCCTCAAGACGGTAAGGGTGCAGGTGCTACTGCTCTTGCAGGTGTTGGTACAACTGGTGTTATCGGTAATATAACCATAACAAATGATGGTAGAGAGTACACTGTTGCACCATTAGTAACTGTCAACTCTCCACCATCGGGAGGAGAACAAGCTCAACTCTCAGCACGTATCAATACCACAACAAACAGAGTTACTCACATTGATGCTACAAATAGAGGATATGGATATACCAGTAATCCAGTCATCACGGTGGGTTCTGCATCTACCATAGGCAGTGGCACATTCTTGTATGGACAGGTCATAACTGGCGAGTCCTCACTCACAACAGCTATCGTGACTAATTGGGATGCTGCTAATAATACCTTACTTGCTAAAAACCTATCGGGAGATTTTGCAGTTGGAGAACAAATAACCAACGTTGGGTATGGTACAGCAGTGTACTCTATAGATAGTATAAATTATGATGATGATGATGTTTACAATACTGGTGACGAGATAGAAACTTTGTCAACAACAAGCATCTTAGATTTCACAGAGAAAAACCCATTTGGTGAAGTATAATGGTAGGTAATTATTTCTACAACGAGACAATTAGGAAGACCGTAATCGCTTTCGGTACGTTGTTCAACAATATAAAGATCAAAAAGTTTGCTAGTGATGGTAAAGCAATCAGTCAGATCAAGGTGCCTGTTGCATACGGACCTATGCAAAGATTTCTTGCAAGAATAGAACAGCAAGCAAACTTTGATGATAATGTTGCTCTTACACTTCCAAGGATATCTTTTGAACTCACATCATATGCCTACGATCCAAGTCGTAAGTCTTCACCTGTAACAAAATTTACAGGCAAGGGATCAGATAAAACAAAACATAAGAAAGTATTTTTACCAGTTCCTTATGAGATAGGTTTCAGACTTAGTTTTGCAACTAAATTACAAGACGATGCACTACAGATAATTGAGCAGATACTTCCGTTCTTTCAACCTTCATATAGTGTTACTGTGAATATGTTAGAGGGAGTTGAAGAAAAGAGAGATGTTCCTTTTACTCTTGCCAATGTGTCATTTGTAGATGAGTACGAGGGAGATTTTTCTACAAGAAGATTTATTCAATACGATCTTGATTTTGTTGCAAAGACATACTTCTATCAAGAGATTCCAACAGACGAGTCTGGTATTATCAAGAAGGTACAAGTCGATTACTCTACTGCTATCAAGGCACCAAGAGCACAAAGATATACAGTTGTACCACAGGCAGTCAAAGACTACAATGACGATACTGCCACCACAATCACAGCAGAAATATCAACTAAACAAACACTTGTCTCTGTGTCATCTGCTGCATCACTATCTACCAACACTTACATTCAAATTAACAATGAGGTGATGAAGATAAGAGAAATCAATGGCACAAATTTATTAGTTCAAAGAGGACAGTTTGGAACTTCAGTTGCGGAGCACTACGTGGGAGCAACATTGAGTCAAGTTGATGCTCAAGATAGTGCATTGATAGAGGTTGGAGATGAGTTTGGTTTCACAGAAAACAGATCATTCTTTGATGCAGACGGTCTAGAATTCAGTAGTGTTCAAGGCACTGATATCTAAATAATTAAAAAATACACCAAATACTCCGAATATTTTCCCTGTAATTATTTGGAAAAGCATGTCAAATTCTTATGACTCTATTGACAAAGCACTAGATGTGAAGTCTGAAATCGTTCGTGAAAAAAGAAAACTAAGTAGTAAATCTAGTGGACAAGATGATCCCACAAAGGATTATGAATATAGTCGTGCACAATTATATAATCTTGTAGAGAAAGGACAGGAAGCGGTCAATGGTATACTCGATGTATGTCAAGATTCTCAACACCCCAGAGCGTATGAAGTCGCAGGTCAATTGATCAAACACGTTGCAGATACAACAGATAAGTTGGTTGATCTACAAAGAAAAATGAAAGACTTAGATGAAGACAAGTCAGGACCTAAGAACGTTACTAACGCTATGTTTGTAGGAAGCACTTCTGATCTTCAGAAGATGTTGAAGCAAATGGGCAAAGATAAATAAACACATGGCAAACCTAAACAGTGCGATCAAACGCATACAAAATAAGGGCAAGAAATCTGTTGATCCTAAAAAGAATGAGATGGCAGAAGTAGCTCCTGTAGTTGCAAAAGGTGCAGCAATGGTTGGTAAAGCAGCAAAAGTTGCAGCGAAGGCATCTAAACCAGTGGCAAAGAACCTTAGATTCAAACGTCCTAATATCAGAAGTTATAAAAATCCTGAGACTGGTAAGGTCGATATGGACAGGTATCGCTCTGATCAAGCAAAGTACAAAAAGATACAACAAGATAAGAAAAATAGACCTGACATGTCTGATGTCAAACCTGACGGAACAAGTGATGACAGGACAAAAAGGGGTGAAAGAAAACTAAAGGCGATAGATAAAGTAACTGATAAAAAGAAAGAGGCAGTCAAAAAAGGTTTGCAAACCACAGGTGATGTTGCCAAGGGAACTGCAAAAGTTGCTGGTAAAGTTGTCAAGAAAACTGCACAGTTTGCAAAAAGCACAGCAAAAAATACGGTAAGAGGTTTTGGTAAATCATCCTTTTCATATGAATCTAAAATAACATTCAAGGAATATCTAAACAAATTATGATTTTATGAGTGACATTTATCTTGGTAATCCGAATCTAAAAAAAGCAAATACACAACAAGAGTTTACAGAGGAACATGTAAAAGAGTTTCTCAAGTGTAAAGCAGACCCAGTATATTTTACAGAGAAACACATACGAATAGTAAACGTGGATGAGGGTCTTGTCCCATTTAGTATGTACAAGTTTCAAAAGAAATTACTAAAGAATTTTCATAAGAATAGATTTAATATTTGTAAAATGCCACGACAAACTGGTAAGTCTACCACTGTGGTATCATATCTTCTCCATTACGCAATCTTCAATGATAACGTCAACATCGGAATCCTCGCTAATAAAGCAGCGACTGCTAGAG